AACGACACCTTTTTTCAGCAAATGGATTTCCTGACGCCGGAACTGCTGCGGATCCTGAAACCGGGAAGAGTCGCCGCGATCCACGTCAAGGACAGAATCCTTTTCGGAAACGTGACCGGCGCCGGATTTCCGACGCTGGATCCTTTCCACATGACCACGACTTTTCATTTCATGAAGCATGGATTTCAGTTTTTCGGCATGATCACCATTGAAACCGATGTAGTCCGGGAAAACAATCAGACCTACCGCCTGGGCTGGACTGAACAATGCAAGGACGGATCCAAAATGGGCGTCGGCTGCCCGGAATATCTGCTGCTTTTCCGGAAACTGCCGACCGATCACAGCAAAGGCTATGCCGATTTGCCGGTCATGAAAAGCAAGACCGAATACACCCGCGGTCAATGGCAGATCGATGCTCGGGCAAAATGGAACAGCAGCGGCAACCGGCTGCTGACCTCGGATGAAGTTGAAAATTACGACCTGGACACGGTAAACGCCATTTTCAGCAAGCGCGCTGAAACCATGATCTACGATTACGAACAACATCTGGCCGCGGCCAACGCCATGGACGAACGCGGACGGCTGCCGGCGACCTTCGAAACTTTCAGGATCCCGGCGAGGACGCCATGGGTATGGGACGACGTCTGCCGGATGCGGACCTTGAACTGCAATCAGAGCCAGCGAGGCGCCGAAAAACACGTCTGTCCCCTGCAATTTGACATCGTGGACCGGGTAATCACGCGCTGGAGCAATCCCGGCGAACTGGTTTTCGATCCTTTTTGCGGAATCGGAACCGTGCCGTATTGCGCCATAAAACTGAACCGCCGCGGCTACGGATCCGAACTGAACACCGGATACTGGCAGGACAGCTGTATGTACTGCACCGCCGCAGAACGGGAGATCGAAGCGCCGACGCTTTTCGACATGGAACAATACAAGGACAAGGAGAACGGAAATGCTTGACATATACAGCCGGGTCCAGCTGCTGGCCGGCCAGACCATCGACGACCGGATGAAACGGGATGAATTCCTGCGGAATTTTTCGCTGATCCTGAAAGATTATGCGATCACGGAGCAGACCGGCGCCATCGTTCCGTATGATCACAGCGACATCGAACTTTTCAAAACATTTCTGGGAGTAAAAGCGGTCGAAGGATGCACACGGGGAACGCTCCGTGCCTATTCAACCGGAATTCGGATGCTCCGGCGCATGATCGAAAAACCGCTGACCAAAATAACCGCGAACGACATCCGCTGCGTGCTGGCAATAGGAATTGCCCGGAACGGCTGGACGGCGGTCAATGCGAACAACTACCGCCGGCAATGGTCCGCATTTTTCACCTGGGCATTCAACGAAAAACAGATTGAAGACAATCCCATGATCCACGTAAAACCAATCAAAGGCGAAAAACATGTCAGAATGCCTTTTTCCGAAGAAGAAATGGAACGGCTGCGGAACGCCTGCAGAACGATCCGCGAACGGGCCATGCTTGAATTCTTTTTTTCGACGGCCTGCCGAGTTGCAGAAGTGGCAACGCTGAATTTGTCCGCGCTGAATTTGCCGGAACAATGCGCCAAAGTCATGGGAAAAGGCCGCAAGGAAAGACTGGTGTATCTGAACGCGAAAGCGATGCTTTATCTAAAGCAATATCTGAACAGCAGGACGGATAATTGTCCGGCGCTTTTTGTCGGAACACCGAACAACAGCAAGAAAAAAATCGTGCCGCTGAAAATCAGCGGATTTGAAATCATTTTGCGGGAAATCGGCAAGCGGGCCGGAGTTCACCATGTGCACCCGCACCGCTTCCGGCATACGGCAGCGACCTACGCGCTGCGGCGGGGAATGCCGATCGAACAGGTCCAACAGATGTTAGGTCATGAGAAGATCGAAACGACCTTGATTTATGCAAAAATCAATACCGCATCGCTCAAAGCCAACCATGCAAAATTCTTGAATTGAGGTGAACCCATGGCAACGAAACACACTGGAGCGATCCATACCAGAGTTCTTTCCCAAAATCAATATATCCGAAAATTTCATGAAACCGTAGATTCTTTCATCGGCCGGAATCACTGGCAGGTCTATACGGATTTCCTGCAACTGATGATGGATAGTTTTCTTTCGGATCAGACACCGGATCATCCGCGGGAGAAAGATTACATGGACATCGTCAGGCAATACAAGCCGCACGAACCGGAAAAATTCACGCAGATGATGAACTGCATATTTGCATACATGCGGGAAACCAACCGGGAATGTATTTCCGAACTCTGGGAAGAATACGCATCGAATTCCATGATCGGACAGTTTTTTACGCCATGGCATCTATGTCAGCTGAATGCCGACCTGCTGCTGAAAAATCTGGACTGGGAAAAATATACTCCGGAAAATCCATGCTACATTTCGGATCCGTCCTGCGGCGGCGGCCGGGCCTTTATCGCGTCCCTGAAACGGATCCCGCTTTCGAAAATGGATTCAATCTGTTTTTGCGGGATCGACGTGGACCACAATGTCTGTCTGGTGGCCGCGCTGAACATGCTTTTTTTCAACGCGAGCAGCTACGTCATACACGGAAACGCGCTGACCATGGAAGTCTGGCATGTATTCCGGACAATCCATCACCTCGGCAGCGGCGGGGAAATCGTGGAGATCACCGACCCGGAAAAAATGCAGCAGATCATCAGCATAGGTTTTTCAAAAAAAGGTGATTTATGATCCAAGAAGATTACCTGGAAGAATGGGAAAGTCAAGTTCAGATCCACGGGTTTTATAAAAATTACGCCGTAATCGCGCTGAAAGTTCTCCTGAGATCCCTGAACGATTCTCGGACATTTCACAAGATCGTCGGATTTTCGGATCAGAAGATCAAAAAAATCCGCTCTGATTTGAATCTGGCAAAATTCCGGAGAAAGATCAAAAAGCGGACATGGGACCGGGAATATTACCTGAAAAACCGGGATAAAATCCTGGCCAGGATATATTCAAAAAGGAACCGGAACCGGGCCGAATACCTGGAGAATTTAAGCCGATATGGGATCGAATACCGAAAACGGAACAAAAACGTGATCCGGGAAAAGAAACGAAGATACGCAGAAAAACACAGGGAGGAACTGAAAATCAAATTGAAACAATGGAAAGAAAACAATCCCGAAAAATACCGGGAATACCAGCGGAAATATAGAGAAAAATTGAAGGCAAGAAAGGAGCAGAACGCATGAAAATAGAAGTGATCATCCACCATGTCAGCGGCGAAACGAAACGCTACCTGGTCCATAAAATCGTGAAACACGGTGAAATCTACACGGCGCACTATACCACGATCCAGGCCGGATTTCACGTGACAAAGAAAGTGAAAATCGACAACGTAAACGCAGAAATCGAGGTGACGAAATGACAACGGAGAAGACGGAGAGAACGGAGAAAACGGAGAAAATCACGCAGCTGATCGGATTTTATTACACAAAATACAATGAATATGACCTCTGCTATGAGAAGGAAGGAAGCGGATGCAATTTCACTCTGGCAGAAATCACGACCAGCGATGTAAAAATCCGGCCGGAATGCCGGGAAGCTCACAGACTGGCAATCATCGAACTGGACCGCGTGCTGAAAATCCATTATGAAATGGAAAATCTGATCAAACAGATCCTACCGGAACTGCCGACGGAAACCGCCAACAGATTTACCGAACTGCTGAACGTGAAAGGAGCAGAAAAATGACCACAGAAAATAAGCACTATAAGCCCTATAAGCCCCATAAGACCTATAATCCGGATCCGGAGGACTGACCATGCTCAAACGCCCCTATATTTCCGGACCTATGACCGGATATGCGAATTACAACCGGGCAGCTTTCGAGGAAGCGGAAGAACTGCTGAAAAAATATTATCCGAAAGTGATCAATCCTCTGAAACTTCCTGATCCGAAAGGCTTGACCGGCGATCCGGAATACGACTGGACCTTATATCTGGCCCGCGACATGGCAATCATCAGCAAAAAAGTCTCTTTTCTGGTCATGCTGCCAGGCTGGAAGAATTCCCGCGGCGCACGACTGGAAAAACAATTCGCCGATAATCTGGGAATCCAGGTTTTTTTCTTCGAACATTTCAAGATTCTGAACCCGAAATAAACCACAACACAGGAGAGTATAAAATGGAAACTGAAACACGGAAAGCATACAAAGCCGGATTTGCCGACGGAATCAAAAGAGTAACGGATTTCCTTGAAAGCCTGCCGGAAAACGAATTGCAGCACGTCCCGCAAAAATTCCTGGTGAAAATGATCAAGCTCCAGGTCGAAAACATGAAACCATCACCGGAAATCGAGGTGAAAGGATGAACATGGAAAAAACGGAGAGAACGGAGGAAAAAGCGCAACTGCAAATTGTTCCTATCTCAATCAAAAATGCAAATGATTTTGTAAAAAAATGGCATAGACACAATAGCCCGGTAAAGGTGGCCAGATTTGCTTGTGCCGTTTCCGATAAAAAAGGAGAGATCAGAGGTGTTGCGATTGTCGGAACTCCAAATGCCAGGAATTTGACGGACGGATTTACGGTTGAGATTCTCCGTGTTGCGACAGACGGAACAAGAAATGCATGCTCGATCCTTTATGGAGCATGTTGCAGAGCTAGCAAAGCTTTAGGATATCGACGGGTATATACTTATACTTTGCATACCGAATCACAATCATCACTGAAAGCAAGCGGTTTCACATTGGACAGTGTATCTGCTGGAGGATCGCCATGGAGCACAGCAAAAAGGAAACGAAAAAATCAGGAGATTTCTATGGTCAAGAAAAATCGTTGGGTAAAAATTTTTTAGCAAAAAAACAAAGAGAAGGTGAAAGAATGAACACTGAAAACCGCTTTTTCCGGATCTGGAATCTCAAAACCGGACAATATGAACCGATCGCCGCGATCAGCACCACCGGAAAAATCTGGACCCCGAAAGAAGTTCTGCAGCCGGAAAATGTCAGGATCGAATTCTGCACCGGCCTGAAAGACAAAGACGGCAAAATGATTTTCAAAGGCGACATTTTGAAATTTCACGCCATTTCCCCCGGATGCAAATATATCGTCCAGTGGCGGGAAGAATCGGCCATGTATGTCATAAAGGAAATCGGCGGCTGGGGATATGCCGCCTTGAGCCAGGAATCAGCATCGAACACATCGATCATCGGAAACATCAACGAGGGATAAAAAAAAATGAAAAATTTCCGTTTTGTGGATTTATTTTGCGGAGGCGGGGGAAGCATCACCGGCGCGATCAACGCGCTCAATGCCGCCGGCGAAAAATACGACGGCCGCGGATTCAATCACTGGGAAATCGCTATCCGGACGATCCAGAACAATCACCCCGAAATCGTGCCGGATTTCCGGCGGGCATGTGCGCCGATCCAGTCCCTTCTGCCGGATGAAATTTTCCCCGACGACCCGGAACGGCTGGATGTACTCTGGGCGTCTCCGAGCTGCACCCATCACAGCAACGCCGCCGGCGGCAAGCCGCGCAGCAATCAGCTCCGGAGCCAGCCGGAGTATCTTTTGCCGTATTTAAGGTTGACAAAATGCCGCAGAATGTATGTGGAGAATGTCAAGGAGCTGGAAAACTGGGGCCCGATCCTGGACGACACGATCACCTGGAAAGGCAAAACCTACAAGGCCGGACAGCCGGATCCGCGCAAAAAGGGAAAATTTTTCGACCTGTGGCTGAAAGAGATCAAGGAATCCGGCTACAAAGTTGACACCGCGATCCTGAACGCCGCCGACTACGGCGCCGCCACCAGCAGGGAACGTCTGATCATCCAGGCAGTCCGCAAATCGGCCGGCGAAAAGATCATCTGGCCGGAACCGACGCACAGCCGGACGCCCGACCTTTTCGCCTGCAAACCCTGGCGCAGCGCCGCCGAGATCATCGACTGGAGCATTCCAGGAAAAAGCATTTTCGACCGCGAAAAGCCCCTTTGCGCCAATACCCTGCGGAGGATCGAAGCCGGAATCCGGAAATACTGGGGAGCATGGGCCGAACCTTTCCTGATCATCCTGCGGGGAACCGATCCGGGACAACTGGACAGCACCGCGATCCCGCTGACCGCGCCCCTTCCGACCATCACGGCCGGAGGCGAACATGTCGCCCTGATTTCCCCTTTCCTGACCAGATACAACGGCGGCGAAGACCGGAACCATGCGATCCATGATCCGATCCCGGTCATCGACACCGGCAACCGCTACGGCATGATTTCCCCGGTCATCATGGATATGAGTCATCCCGGCGATCCTGCCGACGCCGCCCGCTGCCGCGGGAATTCCGATCCCATAGGAACGATCACCACGCGAAACAACTGGTCAGTATTTCAGCCTTTTATTTCCGCATATTATTCTCCTGGGACCAATACCGGAGTAAAACGCCCGGTCCCGACAATAACGACCATGGATAAATTCGACCTGATAACTCCATTTCTGGCCGAATACTACGGCAACGGCGCAACACATCCGGTCACGGCGCCGGTCCCGGTCATCCCGACCCATGACCGCTTTGGACTGGTCCAGGGCCGGATCCTGATCCTGCCCGACGGCCGGCGCTATAAACTGGACATCACTCACCGAATGCTGACCAGCAAAGAACTGGCCGCGGCAACGAGTTTCCCAGAAAATTATATTTTCGCCGGGAAAGACACGGAAATCAAAAAGCAAATCGGAAACGCGGTCCCGCCGGTCCTGGCCGAAGCTCTTTACCGCGCTTTCCTCGCCGCATAAGGGAAAGATCCGCAATGAAAAATATCGCTCTTGTGGATGTAGACGGGCACAATTTCCCGAATCTGGCACTTTGCAAGATTGCCGGATTTTACCGCCGGGAAGGATGCAGCGTCGAATGGTATTCCCCGCTTTTCAGCAGGGATCCGGATCTGATTTTCGCCAGCAAGGTTTTTACTTTCACGCCGGATTTTCAATTTGCCGCCCGGCACACCCCGCCGATTTTAGGCGGCACTGGATATGACCACCAGGCTAAATTGCCGTCGGAAATCGAAGAATCCGAACCGGATTTCAGTATCTATCCGGACAATGTCATGCGAAATCCCAAAACCGGAAATTTGCAGTCATACGGATTTCTGACCCGCGGCTGTATCCGGAATTGTCCCTGGTGTATCGTGCCGAAAAAGGAAGGTAAAATTAAGCCGGTCTCCACCATCGAAAAAGTGGCACAAGGCAGAAAAGAAGTCATCCTCATGGATAACAATTTTCTGGCAGCGCCGGAAGATTTTATTTTCGACCAGCTCGCCCGGATCCGGAAATTGAAAATCCGAATCGATTTCAACCAGGCGCTGGATGCAAGACTGGTCACGCCGAAAATCGCCGAAGCTCTGGCCAAATGTGCATGGATCCGGTATATCCGTTTTTCCTGCGACCAGAAAAGTATGATCGAACCGGTAAAACGCGCAGTCTCCATGATCCGGCAGCACAGCGAAAAACAGCAGATTTTCATTTATCTGCTGGTCAAGGAAATCGAAGACGCGGAAATCCGGCTGCGTGAAATGCTGAAAATCAACGTCACACCTTTCGCCCAGCCTTACCGCGATTTCACCGAGAATCTGGAACCCACCAGGGAACAGCAGAATTTTGCCGCTTTCGTCAACGTCAAAGGCGGCAAAATGGCACTGAAAAAAGATTTCAAAAATTATTACCGAGGAAGAAAAATCAAAAATGAACAGAACGAAAATTCAATCTACACGCCGGATTTTCTGGGAGCACTGTCATGAAGAACCATGAATTTTTCAATGCGGCCGAAGCGGCCGACGCACTCAAGAAGATTTTCCAGCCGGGCGACGTCTTCGAGATCCGGGCACTGGATGCGAGCACGCCGACCTATACCCGCCCGCATACCGCCAGCGGATATTTCGACTACGACCATATCGATCACGCCGTGACCCTGATCGAGAAGGAAATCCGCTTTGCCCGCGGGATTTATTACACTCCGAATCCGGTCGAGCCGGCACTCCTGGCCAGGGCCGCGAACCGCTTCCGCGACATGGGACAACGCGATCCCGGCACCGCCGACAAGGACATCCCGCGCCGGCGCTGGCTCCTGATCGACTGCGACGCGAAACGTCCGACCGGAATCAGCAGCAGCGAAGCCGAACACCAGGCCGCCGCCGACAAGGCCGCCGAAATCAAAGACGGACTGGCCACCATGGGTTTTCCCGCTCCAGTGGAAATCGACAGTGGCAACGGCGCTCAACTGATGTATAAAATCGATTTGCCCGGCAACGACGACACGATCTGCAAAGGGATCCTGCAAAGTCTCCAGGCGTGCAACAGCGAAGCGGTCGACATCGACGAAACGGTTTTCAACGCGGCGAGAATCTGGAGACTGCCCGGCTCCCTGAACTGCAAAGGCGATCCGATCCCGGACCGGCCGCACCGGCGCGCGCGGATCATCCGCTTCCCCGATGACCTGCAGGAAGTACCGGCCGAACTTTTGAAAACCGCCGCCGGGATCGAAGAACCGAAAGAATTCGACCCCGCCGAATATCAGCAGTCCGCGCCGGCGACCAGCGCAAAACTTTCCGGAATCAATTTCAATCAGGTTTCCATGCCGGCCGAATCCGAAAAATTCGATCTGGAAAACTGGATCCGAAAATACTGTCCCGACGCGGAAGGACCGGAACCCTGGCAGAACGGCCGCAAATGGGTATTTCCGGTTTGCCCCTTCAATCCGGACCATCGGAACCGGTCAGCGGTCATCACGGAACAGGCCAGCGGCGCCATCGGCTTCACCTGTCACCACAACGGATGCAAGGGAAAAGACTGGCAGGAACTTCGGAAACTGCTGGATCCGGATTATGTCAAAAATTTAGCGAAAATCGAACAACCGGAAAAGTCATTGCCCAAAAAAACGCAAAATTTGAACAATCCACCGCCGCCGGAAATCGAAGACGAGGAAGAGCCGCCGGAAGAGCCGGAACCGGCGCCGTGGCGAAACATCACCAGCGACGACATCCGGGCAGTCATCGAGGGAACTTTTTTAGGAGAAATGACCAAGCTCTATGCCAGCGTGACCGTCCCGGCGCTCCCCATCGAGGCAGCACTGCTGAAATCCATCGTGACCGTCGGATGTGCGCTGTCCGGACCGGGAACGCCGGACGTGATGAAACATGGACTGCTCCTGCCGACCGGGATCGACCGCGCCCGGCTCAAGATCAACACGGCCGGAGGCCAGGTATGCAACGTCTACGCGCTGCTCGCCGCCAACTCCGCAAGCGGAAAGGACATCGGAAATCTGCTGGACGCGATCACCACCGCCAGGAACTGGAATCTGGGAACCAGCGGCAGCGCCGAAGGTATCGCCGAAGCGCTGAAAAACAGTCCGAACGGACTGATCTCAATTTCCGAATTCATGAACTGGATCGATGAACGACACTGGCAGCACAAGGCGACCAGCTTTTTGACCGAGGCTTTTTCAAAGGGATATTTCAAGCACAATTTCAGCAGCCGAGGCGGGAAAAACGGATCGAGCTCCTGCGACTACTGCTATCCGAACATTATCGCCAACATCCAGCCGGAAGTTTTTGAAAATGTGGTCAATGTCACCGACATTTCCAGCGGATTTCTGGGAAGATTCATTTACGCCAAAATGCCCGAATTTTTCGGCGATCCGGCAATTTTCGACCGGACGAAAATTTTGCAGCGCTTCAACGAACTGATCCCGTATTTCGAGCGGAAACATGGAAGTGTGGAAGTTGCGCCCGGCTACGGGAAAGAACTGTCCGAAATGTTTCAGCAGTATTCGCCGAGAAAACTGCATCCGGTATGGCGCCGTCTGGTCAACGAATACATGCCGAGATTTGCGGTCATGCTGTCCGTCGATTTCCAATCCCGGAGCCAGGGAGACGCGGTCCTGCTGGAGCTCAAGCACTGGACCGGCGCCGCAAAAATGGTTTTATGGTTTTTCAAGCAGGCCGAAGAACTCCTCGCGCCCATCGAATCCGCATCGAAACAGGCCAAGGAGCAGGAGCGGATCATGCGGGTAATGCTGCGGATTATTGCCAAAGGTCAAGGCAAAGCTGGAATCCAGACTATTTCACGGAATGCCGCCTGGACCGGAACCAATAGTGATTTGAGGCGAAAATACATCATGGAACTGATCGAACGAGGCTGGATTAAATCAAGCGACGGAGGATGCAACCGGGGAACAAAATTCAGTATCGCCAACGTGCCGCCGGGGATCCTGGATTAAAGTTCCGGAAAAAGTTCGGAAAATGGTTATGGGAAAATTGAAGTTCGAGAATATAAAGTTATAACCGAAACAAAAAAGCCATAACCAAATCCCGAACCAATTCCAAAACCTTTAAAACCCTTAAAATAAAGGAGATATATATAAAAATATATAAAGTTATATAGGTTTAGATACATATATGTATAAAGAGCTTTTTGTGGGTATTTACATGTATATGGAAAAACCTAGAACTTTTGAAAAATCGTATATATATCAAAGGGAGAATTGAATGGACCTTTTCGAAAAAAATCTGCAATACATTCAGCTGCAAGCGCATATTCAGGCGCTGGAGATAGCCCGGACACTGAAACAGCCTGCTTTTACCGAGGACTATCAACAGGACCTGATACTGATCGTATTCCGGAAGATTTCCAAATATAATCCGAGGGAGAGTTCCGAAAAGACCTGGATCAATATAATTTTGCATTATGCCAAGATCGACATCATCCGACGCGAAACCAGCAACAAACGAAAAATCAACCTGGAGACCGAGGATTTGCATCAGGCGAAAAACGAAATCGCCCCGGATGTCAGTGTCCGCGCCGACATCGAAGAATTCATCGAGACGATCCAGGATCCGACGGATCAGGAAATTTGCCGCATGGTCATCCTGTCCGGAAGCAAGATCACCGAAGCCGCCCGCCGCTGCCATCTGACCACGTCCGAAGTCCTCGCCCGGATCCGCGCCGTCATGCGTCCATACGCCCGCCAGATCGGCATCCGCGAACTGACGGAAGACGGCGCAAAAGTGACGGCAAGCTGGCGCAGAAAGATCAGAATCGGCACGCCGGAGCCGGGGAAGGGGACACCGGCGGGGAGCGGGGAAGGTCGTGGGTCCTCCCGGAAGGGGATTTCGGGAAAACTCCGGGGGAAGTAATGCCAAAATATGACACACTTTCTTTTCGCAGGAGCGTGCGCCACCCAAAATCGAAAAAAATAACATCAGGAGAGCAACCACAATGAAAAAAATCCACCAAATCGCAGGATCAGAGCCGCCAGCGGAAACTTGCTCTGATCGAAGAATCTTTATCCCGTTTTCCGCACGTCGTCCAGCACACCCCCCGCAACAATTCCGCGGCCACGGCGAAGGATGCGCCTGGCCAGATTTGACCCCGAAAATCAATTAAAAATAAGGAGAAATAACAATATGATGTTCGATACTTCAAGCGATAATCCGAAATTCGTCGTTACCGCAAAGGAAGCGGAACTGAACGAAGAAGTGAAGTGGTCCGATAAAGAAAATACTATGCGGCAAGCAATCGGCGAAATCCGGCCAGGATTGACAACGCATTTTGTATCAGCTGGAAATTGGTCATGCTATGAATTGCTGAAATACGTCCTGAAAATAACAGGACCGGCGGCCGTTGATGCTTTTACATGGAACATTTCCATGCCGGCCGTCACGCAAATTTTAGCAATGCAACGCGACGGAATGTTGACAAGTTTCAGAATTTTAGTTCACAGCGCAATGAAACGCTATACAGCCGAAGCATTGTCCGTTTTGCAAACCAAGGTGGACAAGGTCGTTTTATATCCGAACCATGCAAAAGGATTTCTGATTCGAAATGATAAATGGACGGTCAGTGTTGTTTCCAGCGCCAATTTCAGCAATAACATCAACATCGAAGCCGGCGTCATTACATGTTCACCGGAAATCTATTGGATGCATCGTCAATGGCTTGATAAGTTTTTAGAAAAAAAGGAATTGCTTTCGTCGACAAGATTAAAGGACCATGCCCCCCCGGAACAGGCGATTGATACGGCGAAAAAACTTTATATTATCAGGGGACTTCCCGGCAGCGGAAAAAGCACGCTGGCGGCCGGCATTGCCGACGTCGTTTTCAGCAACGACGATTATTTTACTGACATTGAAGGACATTATAAATTCGATGCGACCAATTTTCCACGGGCAAAATCCGAATGCTTCAGCCGCGTTCGGCAGGCAATGGAAGACGGAATCGAAAAAATCGCGGTTGCGAATACCTTTGTCCATGAAGACGGAATCATTGAATATCAGCAATTGGCAGCGCTTTATAATTATCTTTGCCACGTCCTGACCGTTGAGAACCGCCATTGCGGGCACAACATCCACAATGTTCAGGAAAGCAGAATTGACCGGATGCGTAAGGAATTCAAGGTCCGCTTATGACAGAAGAACAATATCAGGCAATCGAAGACTGCGGCGCCGCGGAAATGCCGGTCGACGAAACTTGTGAAATCGTTGAAATTACGGAAAAAGAATTTTACGAAGACGCGCAGGCCATCAAGCGATACCGCAAAGGGCAGCTCCAAACCAAATTGAAAATTCGACAAGCCGTGATCCGTATGGCCAAAGACGGCGTTCCGCAAATGGCCAAGATTTATAAAGAATTTTCAAAGGTTGCTTTAATTGAAATACCAAAGCAGGATCCCTTTGACGATGAATTCGACGACGGCTTGCCCGATCTGCCCGACCAGCCCGGAAAGGATAACGAAGCATGAACAACCCCGACACCCCGAAAAAATCCATCGAATCGCTGACCCCGGACACGCTCGCCGACCTGCTCCGCAAATCCGGCAGCCGCACCGCCACCGCCGCGACGGTCCGCTCCATGATCGCCGCCGGCGCTCCTACCAATCCGGACGGCACCATCTCTTTTGTCAAATTCACCGCCTGGCTGCAAGGAAAACACAATGGCAAATTTTAATTCTCTATCGCTTTCAGTTCTGACAAAATATTTGAACTCTTTCGACGACCTCGGCACTGTCATCGATCCGGATCAGACCGCCCGAAATTTTCAAAAGGCCGGCTTCCGGATCGCCGCCGATCCGAACGGAAAAACGATCAACGGCTTTCGATATGCCGCCTGGCTTTTTGACCAGGTCCAGGAGAACACCGCCCGCGTCACCACGCCGCGAACCTATGAAGAGATCAAGGAGGCCGCCCGCCAACGTGCCGCCGAAGCCAGCGCCAGCGGCCGCGACATCGGCCGGATCCCGGAGATCAAAAATCCCGAACGCCGCGAAAAATGCCGCAACGATTTGCGCCTTTTTCTGGAAACCTATTTCCCGCGCACTTTCGCCCTAAAATGGAGCCGCGACCACATCGAAATTATCCGCGAAATCGAACAAGGCATCCTCAAAGGCGGCTTTCAGGCTGAATCTGCGCCCCGCGGCACCGGCAAAACTTCCATCCTGGAGCGTGCCGGAATTTTCGCAACTTTTTACGGACACCGCTTTTTTATGGTCATCGTCGGTGCTTCCGACGACGCCGCGTCCGACATCCTGGAAGAAATCAAGGCCGAAATCGAATTCAACGATCTGCTCGCCGAAGATTTTCCGGAGATCTGCTTTCCGATTCGTGCCCTGAACGGCATCAACAACCGCGCCGCCGGCCAGCTCTGCTGCGGCGAACGCACCCTCATCTCATGGTCAACGGAAATTGTCCTACCGACCATCAAAGGCAGCCAGGCATCTGGCGCGATTATCCGCACTGTCGGCATCACCGGCCGCATCCGCGGCATGAAAACCATCAAGGCTGACGGCACCAACATCCGCCCCGATTTCGTGCTCATTGACGACCCGCAGACCCGCGAAAGCGCCGAATCTTCCGAACAATGCCGCAAACGCCTCCGCACGATTTTCGGCGACATCCTCGGTCTCTCCGGCCCCGGCGTCAAAATTTCCGCTTTCATGACCTGCACCGTCATCCGGCCCGGCGACCTCGCCGATCAGGTCCTCGACAACGAGCTCAACCCCGCCTGGAAAGGCCGCCGCCGGAAATTGCTGCTATCCTTTCCGAAAAACGCCGAATTATGGAACCAATACCGCGAAATCTGGCGCGAATCCCTTCGCATCAACGAGGATATTTCCGACGCGACCGAATTTTACCGCGCCCACCGCGCCGAAATGGACGCCGGCGCCGAAGTCTCCTGGCCGGAACGCTACGAGCCGGACGAAATCAGCGGCATCCAGTATGCCATGAATCTGTATATCCGCGACAAGGAGACTTTTTACGCTGAATTTCAGAACGAGCCCATGCCCGACGACACCGGCGACTCCGACCGCATCACCGCGCAAATGATCTGGGACCGCCTCAACAACCGCCCCCGCGCCGAAGTCCCCCTCAAGGCCGAAACCGTCACCATGTTTATTGACGTCCAGAAAAATCTGCTCTACTATATGGTATGCGCCTGGTCCGAGGATTTCACCGGCTGGATCATCGACTACGGCGCTTTCCCCGACCAGCACCGCCGCAATTTCAGCCTGAAAAACGCCAATCCCACCTACGGCAGCCGCTATCCCGGCACCGGCCTCGAAGGATCCATCTACGCCGCCCTCAACGACCTTTGCACCGACCTCCTTTCCCGTCCCTGGAGACGCGAAGATGGCGCCGAACTCCACATCGAACGCGCCTACATCGATTCAGGCTGGGGACGCTCCACCGACGCCGTCTTTCAGTTTTGCCGCGAATCCAGATACGCCGCGATCCTGCTCCCGAGCAAGGGCCAGGGCATCACCGCCTCCCAGCGCCCCTTTACCGAATACCGCCGCAACCAGGGCGATAAAATCGGCTTTAACTGGATGATCCCGAACGTCCGAAAAAAACGTTCCATCCGCTACATCCTTTACGATACGAATTTCTGGAAATCCTTTTTCCGGGAACGTCTCCTGACCGCCCCCGGAGATCCCGGCAGCCTCACGATCTACGGCAGCGACGAAGAACATCACCGCAATCTGGCCGAACAGCTCAGCAGTGAAATTTCCGAACCCACGACCGGCCGCGGCCGCCGCGTAGACGTCTGGAAACTTCTCCCCGGACGCGAAAACCACTGGCTCGATTGTCTTGTCGGAAACTATGTCGCAGCGAATGAAAAAGGGAATTGCCAACTGACATCCGAACTGATCCGCGACCTGAAAAAACAGCAGGCCCCGCAGCAACAGCCGCAGTCCCGACCTTCGCAGCATTTCGCCGCCGCCCGTCATTTCACCCCCGGCCGCCGCTTCAAAGCCAATTGAAATACGCCGTCGCGCCCGTCCAGCTCGGTTTACGTGGTCCGTCAGGCTTGTCCTCCGTAGCTTTGGCGGAGGGGGATCCGTCAAAGTTCGCATTCTCCCCTTGCTTTTTCCAAAAAAAGCTGTATTTTATCTCACCAACCAAAAACAAAGGTGATAAAATGAAGAAAAAAGCATTGAATATCCAGTGTCCGAAGTGCCGGAAGGAATATGAAATCCCGGAAGATTTATATAACAAGGACGTCCGCTGCAGCTGCGGATATGAATTCCATGTTACCCCGCCGATAATTTTTAACCCGCCCTATATCGTCTCGATTTGTGATGTTTTATCCGGACTCATGATCGCCGCCGGAATTCTCGGGATAATCATCAGTGCGTTTTTAGGCGGTGGACCGGCCGGAATTGTAATTTCTTTCGCAATTATGGTTTCATCCATAGGCCCGTATATTCTGGGAACAATAATATATTATCTCGCCAGAATCGAATTCAATACCCGGATGATCATGGAGAAAGAAAAATGAAAATTCAGTGTCCGAAATGCAGCCGGGAATATGATTTGGACGATTCTTTCATCGGAAGAAAAGTGAAATGCGATTGCGGTGAAAAATGGTATTTGCCCCCGCAGGATGAAACCGCTTTTCTGCTTGAAAAACGCAATGCCGCTATATATTCCATTCAGGATTATATTATAGCCATGAAAAGCTGTAAATCAATAAATCAAGCAGAATTATCATCCGCAGAAAAAGCCCTTTTCACGCTCGATCCGGATAAAATTATTCAGAAATATCCGCAATTTGAAAATATGTGTTTTGGAAAAGATTGCCCTACTGAAAATCAATTTATTTATGCTCTTAATCTTGGTATTGATATTAACAAAAAAACATTTTCAACAATTTCAGCTGCAATAGATAAAGCAAAAGAAGAAAATAAAAAGAAAAAGCCTGTTCTGATAGATGATACCGATGAAGATTTATTGTATGAATATTTAGTTTCAAAATCTCCGGCAAATGATGATTATATAGAAGAAATTAAAGAATATCATGCCGATTTACCACGTAAAATCACCAACGCAGAAGCTGAAAAAATAATTGATTTTTTGGAAAAACACCATATAAACTGTCCATACTGTAATAAATTGCTTGATAGCACAATGTTCAGTATGGAATCCTGCCCGTTTTGCGATAAAAGTTTTAAAAATTTGAAAATTCCTATTTTTATCTGAATAAAATTTAATTTATTAGAAATTACATTTCCCCGCCGTCCCTTCACCCCGGACGGCTTTTTTATTTTCTGCCATCATCCCCATACGCCCTATTTGCCCCATTCGCCCCATTGTCCGACCCGTCCGACCCGTCCGTCCGGTCCGTAACGTCTGTCACGTCCGTTTTCACTTTTACGTATATATTACAAAAAGGAGAGCGGAATATCATGCCAGGGAATGCGTCATCGATCATGGCCGGCGCAGCTTTCGTCAAGCTGTCTATGGACAACGCCGAGCTGCAGAAGGGAATTGCCGAAGCACAAAGTAAAATCCAGCGCTTTGCCGCCGGAATCAATGCTTTTTCATCGAAAATTGCACTCATGGGACCGCTGATCTCCGTCCCTTTTATCGCTGCCGCCCGCACCTTTGCACAATTCGACGACCAGATGCGCCTGACCTCCGCAGTCACCGGCGCCACCGCGGAACAGTTCGGCGCTTTGACCGAACAGGCAAAACGCCTCGGCCGCGAAACTTCTTTCAGCGCCGCTCAAGTCGCTTCCGGCATGACTGAACTCGGCCGCATGGGATTTTCTCCCGAACAGATCCAGCAGGCGATCAAGCCTATGATGGACCTCGCCCGCGCCACCGGAACCGACCTCGCAACCGCCGCCCAGATCGCCGCCAACAACATGTCAGTTTTCAAGATCGCCGCCGCGGACAGCTCATCCGTCGCCGACATTCTGACCGTCACCGCCAATTCATCCGCGCAGACCCTGACCGACCTCGGCGAAGCTCTGAAAATGGCCGCTCCGCATGCCGCCCGCGCCGGCGCAACGCTCAAGGACACCGCCGCATACCTGGGGATCCTGGCCAACATGGGCATCCGCGGCAGCCTCGCCGGAACCGCCCTCGGAAAATCTTTCAAGCGCCTGGCCGATACCGAAGTTTCCGACTATCTCCGGCAATGCGGCATCGAAACCCGGAACCTGGTCACCGGCGATATGCGCAACCTGAAAGATATTCTGATCGACATCGCCAAATACATGAACAACCTGAACAATGTCGACAAAATCAATTTTGCGGAAACGGTTTTCGACGCCCGCGGCAGTCTCGGAGGCGGTATGCTGTCCGTCAACGTGGACAAGATCGACGAGCTCATGAAAAAGCTGGATGACAGTTCCGGCGCAGCGCAGAAGACCGCCGACGAAATGGACCGCGGTCTCGGCGGCACGCTCCGGCGTCTGGCCAGCGCCGCCGAAGGCGTCAGTATCGCCATCGGCGAAATCATGGACAAATCTTTCCGGCCGCTGATCGAAAGCGCCGCCGCATTCGCCAACGTCCTGACCGAAGTCATCCAGAATTCCGAAACCCTCGGAGAAGTCCTGAAATTAGGCGGCGCCGTCATCGGTTTCGGTCTGGTCATCAAAGCAATTTCCATGACCGCCGGCGCGATAAAAACTTTATATTCCCCGCTCGCCGCGCTGAATTCGCTGATCGTCGGAAACATCACATCCGCGCATCAGACCGGGATCCGCTGGTCGAAAGTCCACGCCGCCGCCATGGGTAAACTTTCCTCCGCAAATCTATTTGCCGCCGCTGCCAGCCGGAAACATGCCGCCGCGGTCATGCAGACCAGCGTCGCCGAAATGGCCGCCGCCCGCGCCGGCGCCGGAGCGTCCGCGATCCGCACCGCCGGATATTATGCCGAAGCGGTCGGAGCCAAAGCCGCAGCGGCCGCATCTATGGCCCTGAATTCCGTTTTGAATTTCCTGGCAGCCAACCCAGTGACCGTCGCCATGCTCGCGCTCTACGGCGCATACAAGGCCGTTTCGCTGGTGTCCGCACAGGCCGCCGCCGAAGCGGAAAAAGAATCCCGCATCCAGGCCAGACTGGCCGGACAATACACCGCCGAACGGCAGGACCTCGAAAAACGCATCCAGACCGAACAATCGCAGATCCAGAAACTGATCGACCTGGAACGGCAGGGAAAACTCACCGCCGCGCAGCAGCTCGAAGCACAGAAGATCATCGAAGAACTTTCCCGCCGGTATTCCAACCTCGGAATCACCATCGACACGGTCACCGGAAAATTGACCGGCGCAACCGCCGCTTTCCAGCGCATGAACCAGATCGAAAAACAGTCAATGGTCAACGCCCTGGAAAAAGAAGCGAAACAATACCAGGCCAGCGCCGACGCTATGCGCCGCGGTTTCAATGCGAAATTCGACTGGTGGGACAAAACTGTTTCCGCAGTTTCCGGAGGATCGGCAAATCGATACCAGCTCATGGAAATGCTGGGTTTCGGAAAGGAATCCGGAAAATGGGAGCTGACCGATTTCGTCAACACCGCCGATCTCGAACGCATGCAGAAAGCTCTGATTTTCGCACAGGATAACGGCATGGACCAGGAAGCCGAAAAGATCAAGCAAATTATTGCGCAGCTCCAGAAACGGCTCGAAGTGGAACAGAAAATCAAATCGCTCAAAGGTGAAAAAAATACTCCGGTAACCGCCGCTCCTGAAGAACCGACCGCAAAACGGATCGGAACGAAAGAACTCGCCGCCGCCGAAAAGGAACTCGCCCGGATCGAAGAAGCCAACGCCCGGAACAAAATGTCGAATCTGGAACGCGAAATTGCCGATATCGAAAAGGTCAAGCAGAAATATCTCGAACTTGCCGCCCTCAAAAAAGCCGACCTGCAGGCCGAACTCGCCGCCGCGCAGAAACGCATGAAAGCCAACGAAGCCGGCGCAAATCCGGTCCAGAAAGATGCCTACGAAGCCGCGAAGAAAGCCGCCGAAACCGCACAAAATCAGCTCGACGCCCTGGAAAAACGGATCGGTCAGGCGCAGAAAGATTTTTCCGACCAGCGGAAACAGGCCGAAGACAAGGAACAGGAGCGGATCCGGAAGGAAAATCAGAAGTATCTGGATTTCCTGCCCGACCTCGCCGCCCGGCAGCAGCAGAAGCAGGATCAGAAAAATCAGGACAGCCAATTCGATAACCTTTTGAAAGACAGATCCGACTCCGGCCGCACGGCCCTGAACAATTTCTTTGCCAACCTGGAACAAGATCTTGAAGGTAGAAAAGCCGCCTATCGGAAAATGCTCCAGGATGCACAGAATCCGAACAGCATCGGCGGCGCGAATATTTCCGAATCGGAAAAGAAAAATCTGGAAGATCTCCAGAAGGAAATCAATTCCAGTATGGAAAAAATCGAAAATTACCGAGCCCGGATCGAAAATTCACAGCAGGAAGTCGAAAAAAACACCTCGCAAAAATCCATGGGAATTTTCAACGCTGCCGACATCGATGCCATCAGCCCGCAGAAACCCATCGAAAAGGTCAATCAGAATCTCGAAACCATAAAATCAATACTGTCCAAGATCAACCGGAACACCCAGTCCGGCGGCCTGGCATTTTCATAAGGAGCTATCATCATGGCAGACCCCGCAGGCGCAAGAATCGAAGAACACTGGAGCAATCACCAGCAGCAGATCGACAATGACGGCTATCTCCGGTCCGCAACAAAATTTTATATCGTCCACGGCTTCGACAACGAAACCGACGTCCTGGACTACGCCCGGCGCAATACTCCGGACAAAATCACGGTCCAGAACCGCGACGTCAGCCGCGACAGCGTCGAAATCGAAGAACGTCTCGCCGAACAAATCTGGAAAGTCGCCGTCTCCTATCCGCAGGACCCCGAAAACGAAACGGACCAGGGAGGCGACGAAGTCCCCGAATTCAGCATGGACATTTCCGGCGGCACGAAACACATCACGCACAGCAAAGAGACGATCGGATCATATTCCGCGGACGAAAATCCCGCGCCTGATTTCCAGCGCGCGATCAATGTCAACGATGATAATCAGGTCGACGGCGTGGACATCGTCAACTGCTCTTTTTCCTTTACCGAAAAACATTATTACACCAACAGCAAAATGTCCAACTCTTTCAAGCGGCAGATCGCTTCCCTGGTCGGAAAAGTCAACAGCAATACTTTCCGGCAATGGGAAACCGGCGAACTGCTTTTTATGGGCGCTTCCGGATCCCGACGCGGCACCGCTCGAAAAGACAAATGGGAAGTCACTTTCCGCTTTGCCGTCAGCATGAACGCAACCAATATCCACGTCGGCGAATCGATCACCATCCCCAGCAAAAACGGCTGGGATTATCTCTGGGTCAAATACGCGGACAACGTCAAAAACAATTCCCTGGTCAAGGAAATCAAAGCCGCCTACGTCGAACGCGTCTACGACTATGAAAGCTTTACCCCGCTGAAGTGAAATCATGGACAAAGTCAGAACAGGCCAGAAATTTATCCCGCGCGCCGCAGACTGGAACAGCTTCATCGACGCCGCGAATTACGTCCGGAACCGGGAACAAATGACACTAGGATCCGACCGGGACAGTGAACCTTTTTCCGGGATCGTCCGCGTCAAAAATATCACGAACAAAACCTTTCAGATCTTTTCCTGCCTCTACATGTCGGATTTGTCCGTCCTGCCCGAGGAAGACGAAGAAAACGACGAATTCTTTTTCAGCCCGATCGTTTTTGCCGTCTCGAACGATCCGGATCCGAACATCCCGTCGAACTCGAAAGTCTGCATCCTTCAGGAACCTTTAGCCCCGGATCAGATCGGAAAAGCAATGGCGATCGGCGTCACGCATGGAAAAGTCAATATCAAGGACGTGAATCATTGTTTTGCCCGCCCGACATCCAGCGGCGGCATGGTATCCGCGAAAAAAGGCCCGATCCAGATCATCTGGTGGGACGGCATCGACAAAGGCTTGCAGCAATGCGTCCTCATGGTGTAATTCATGGATAAAGTAACCGCAAAACAGCCTTTTGTCCCCAAAGCGGACACCTGGAACGGATTCATCGACGCCGCAAATTACGTCAAGCGGCACGAAAACATTTCTTTGACCCGCCTGACGCCTGATGAAATTTTCAAGGGGATCGTCCTGGTCAAAAATATCACGCAGAAAACCTTTCCGATTTTTTCATGCCTATACCTTTACGACCTTTCTTTGCTGCCGGAATCGACCTCGGAATCCCCGGACCGCTATTTTTTCCAGCCGATCATTTTTTCGGCCGCCAATTTTGCGAATCCGAACGTCCGCGCGAATTGTAAAGTCTGCATCCTGCAGGAACCTTTAGCGCCGGATCAGATCGGCCGCGCCATGGCAATCGGCGTCACGCATGGAAAAGTCAACATCCGCAGCATAAAACATTGTTACGCCAAACCGACCGCCGCCGGCGGCATGGTGTCCGACGTCGAAGGTCCGGTCGAAATTCTCTGGCAGGACGGCAAAACGACCGGCCTGCAGCAATGTATCCTCCGGCTGCGGAAAGGGATCTACGAAGAATACGGCAGCAGTTCGTCCGGATCCGGATCATGGTCCTGGTCCCCGTCAGCGTCTCCGTCCTGGTCGATTTCGTGGTCCCCGTCCTGGTCCCCGTCCGCGTCTCCGTCCTGGTCATGGTCTCCGTCAGCGTCTCCGTCATGGTCCTGGTCCCCGTCCGGATCGCTTTCCGGGTCCGTCTCATGGCCGCCGTCGAAATCTATGTCCTGGTCCCCGTCCGGATCGCTTTCCGGGTCCGTCTCATGGCCGCCGTCGAAATCTATGTCATGGTCCCCGTCCGGATCGCTTTCCGGATCGATCTCATGGCCACCGTCGAAATCTATGTCATGGTCCCCGTCCGGATCGCTTTCCGGATCGATCTCATGGCCACCGTCGAAATCTATGTCATGGTCCCCGTCCGGATCGCTTTCCGGGTCCGTCTCATGGCCACCGTCGAAATCCGAATCTGTATCGTGGTCATCCGGACCACCTTCCGGATCCGGAAGCATCAGTCAGTCCGGCAGCATCAGCCAGTCATGGAGCGAAAGTATATCGGTCAGTCCTTCCGGCAGCGAAAGCGGATCAGTCAGTATTAGCCAGTCCGGGAGCCGGTCCGGGAGCATCAGCCAGTCCGGGAGCGGATCGCGGTCCGGCAGCGGGTCCGGCAGCGGCGGCGGCCCGAATCCACCCCCTGAACCGTCATATTCCTGGCCGTCGTTTTCCTGGCCGTCATTATCCGGCTCACGGTCCTTTTCGGAATCTCTTTCATGGTCCGGATCATGGCCGCCGTCCGGCTCTATGTCAGGATCAGTTTCCTGGCCGCCTTCCGGGTCTATGTCAAGGTCAATTTCATGGCCGCCGTCAGGATCTATATCAAGATCAGTTTCATGGTCACCGTCATGGTCTGAATCCGGATCGATTTCCAGATCATTTTCGGAATCTCTTTCCTGGTCCGGATCAGGCTCGCTTTCCCGGTCTTTTTCGGAATCATGGTCCAAGTCCGGATCCTTTTCGGAATCGGCGTCCTGGTCCGAATCTGTTTCGATATCCGCTTCGATTTCCGGATCCCGGTCCTTTTCGGAATCGATATCCATTTCCGGCAGCGGATCTTTTTCCGAATCGAAATCGTATTCCGCATCGGTGAGTTTGTCGGAAAGCGGCAGCGCATCCGGGAGCGGATCGATCAGTATTTCCGAAAGCATATCAGGCAGCCGATCGGAAAGTATATCCGGCAGCGGATCGCTATCCGGAAGTCAGTCAGGCAGCCAGTCCGAAAGCATATCCGGCAGCGGATCAGAAAGTCAATCCGCAAGCGAAAGTATTTCAGGAAGCCAGTCAGGCAGCCAGTCCGAAAGCGGAAGTCAATCTGGAAGTGAAAGCCGGTCCGGCAGTGAAAGTATATCTGGGAGCACATCAGGAAGCGGCAGCGAAAGCGGGTCGGGCTCCGGCAGCGGATCGGGCTCCGGCAGCGGATCAGGCTCCGGCAGCGGATCGGGCTCCGGCAGCGGATCAGGCTCCGGCAGCGGATCGGGATCCGGCAGCGGATCGGG